GCCTTTACCAGCAATTTTAACGGTAGTAGAACCAGTTGTTATAGCAGCAGCGTGGATAATACATTTAGAACCAGATGGTATAAGATGCGGTGAATTAGTATCGCCTTGGCAACTTACTGCTCTACCATTAACAAAAACATTACCAGAACCGATTGCTCTTTTCATAGCAGAACAATGAGGTACATCTAAATCGTTAATTCTACAAACGGCTGGCATTGTTAACTCCCAAAATAATCCGTTAAAAAGTTATAAACAGAAACGCCATCATTGTTAACAGTTCTTGATATAGTAAATGTATTATAAGAAGAATTGCTAAAAACTGCATTCACTGTATAATCAATTGTTATACTTTGACATGTATCACCCAATACATAAAAAAGATCTTTATTAGCTGGTACATTATATAAACTATTGAAAACAGTTGGTGTTTGTGCTAAATCACTAGAACCTTTTTCAACATACTTAATTGTGTCAATAAATCCAGCAACATATTTTCCAGAAAACGTAAAACTACCTGTTGTTTTACTAATATTAACATTACTATCAGTTACGCTTGGTGTTACTGTTATAGAGGCATAAGAAGCTACAACATTTGTCGTTTCATCGACAATGTAAACAGTTTCTGGTGTTATAGCAACTCCTCTTGTAACAGCTACTAAGGTATTTGGTGATAATACATTCGCCAATTACTTTGTCTCTCTTTTCATCAATTCTTTTAGTTTGTTATTCCATTCTTCAATTTCAGCATGCTGTTCATCTGTATGATCGCCTTCAGCGATAGGAATTTCAGGTAAAAATCTTATAACATTATCAAAAGAATTTGGTATATCTTCATATTTATCATATGTCTCGAGAATACCTTTGTTTAAAATAACAAATTCATGTGCCATAATATACTCCAATTAGTTAAGATCAATTCTAGTAGCTACAAGTTTGATATTTCCAGATGTAATTTCTATAGAAGCACCACCAACTTTTAGAGTTATTTTACTTGCACTTTCTATTGTAACAGCTGCTTGAGAATTAATACCCATAGCACCTGTAGAACTGACATTCATAGTTGCTTGTGAATTAATTCCCATAATACCAGTTGATATTACGTTCATTGTTGCTGTAGTGTTAATAGATAATGCGCCAGTAGAATGGACTTGTAGTTTTTCTTCGCCACCAATATCAATATTACCAGAAGCATAAAGATAATATTCTTCACCTACAGATTCTACTCTTGAACCACCAGATCCAATACAAAAGCTGCCATTAGCTCCAAAGTGCATGTCTCCATCAGCAGTATAAACTACATCACCACTTGCTGCTTTATAATGATTACCACCGTCTGCTACACTATATGTACTTTGCGCTGCACCACCAAGTTCTTGCTCACCAGAACCTTTAATAGTATTTTTACCAGCAGTTAACCCAAGATCTTGTGCAGCAACAGTGTTTATGTTACTCTGACTGTAAACAGCGTGTTGCCCATCAGAATTATGGCTGTGACCACCAGTTGTATAAGATCTTACTTCTACATTTAATTCGTTTTTTAAACCGTTTGCTTCTTCACTGACGAAGTTTCCAGCATATCCAATTTTTTCATGAAAAGCTTCATCTGGTTTATCTGGATTATTGGAGAAATATTCTCCACGACCAAGATCATCAAAAGATCCACCAACAAAAGGATATTCTGGGGTTGAACGACCATCATCATATGGTGTTTTATCTAAAAGTTTATTTGGTTTATAATCACCAGCCATTTATTTTGCAATCCTCATGTTCTTTAATATATTTGAAGCAGCATTTACTGCACCTAAGCTAGCGCCAGAATATCTCATTGCTGCTGCAGCACCAGCAACAGTAATAGCAACGCCAGCCGCTTGACTTAATGCACCTGTGAGTTGAGGACCAAGTGCATCATTAAGAGCTCCAGATAATCCATTAGTTGCTTGTGATAATAGTCCATTTCCACCCAAGCTACCAACAACGCCAGCAAGTGCTCCTAAACCAGCAATAGCACCAAGAGCACCGCTTCCACCAAATGCACCTTTAGAAGCTGATTGCATTCTTTTTATTGTAGCCATGTTTCTAGAAAAAGCAGTTATAGCAATTCCTACTTTACCAGCATCTACTACACTTTTTGGCAATCCAAGTGTTTGAGCTAAACTCATAATTGTACCAAGTAACCCAAGGATTAATGTTAAATTATTAATTAAAGTTGAACTGTTACTACTGTTGTTACCAACAACTAAATTCATACTTTTATTTGGAATAACTGTATTATGATGCGCTAATATATCATTAATATCCGCAGGTGTTACTGAATTTAATTTAATGAAAGGATCTAAAGCAGCTGCAATTTCATAAGCGCTAGTAGTTAATATTTCTTGATCTGCACTTTTATATGGTGGTTGTTCTGGTGTTCTTTGAGTCCAAACTCTGTCTCCATCTGGTCCAACCCATAAGATATAATCAGGAAAATCTATTTCTTCTTGAGGCTCATATTGTTTAACATACATATCAGGAGGGAAAGTATACAATGGTACTGGAACACTTTTACCATATGTAAATGTTGGTATTATAAGTGTAGGGATATTTTTATCTCCATGAAGAATTATATCAGAAATTAATTTCGAAAGACCTGCATGGACCATATCTTGGTATTCAAGTGTTACAAAAAGTATACCATCAACACCAAATCCATTATCAAATGCAGTTAAGATATTTTCAGCTTTATATTTTTTTGTTAAAATAGAAAGAGCTGCACTAAATGCATTCGACATCGTTTTACCAACTGGTGAAGATATCGGACTTGGTCTAGAATTAGACTTATTATTTCCTCCAAAAGACATAATCATGGCGATAGTCAACATGCTTTTCATCATGTTAGCTAATACTTGCGATTGTCCATTTGGGTCAGCACTCATTACAGCTTCTGGTAATCTTTTATCTGGATCTTCTGACGCTGTTGTAGGATCATCTGGCTTTTTAGCTTTTTTACGAGCTTCTTCTGCCACACCAAGTTCTTTTTGATCTGTTGTTCTTAATTCTCCATATGGATCCGCAGAAGCTAGAGGTTTCTCATTACCACCAAGTTTATGTTGTGGTATGTTGTTTGGATTATCATCTGGATGTCTTGGGAAATCGATACCTATATTTCCCTTACCTACTTTATGTATTTCAGAATCTCGATTTTGTATACCCATTATGCATCCTCCGCTTTAGCACCACGAGAATAAGTTCCCAATATTATTGGGTACTGTTCAGCAGTATCATTTTCTAGAAAACTTACAACAACTCTTGATCCTACTCTCATACCAGTTGGTATAACACCAACTCTATTGGTAGCAGCTGAAGTTATTGGTTGTAACGGTAAAGCCCATGGTAAATCTTCATCTTTAACATTTTGTTCGTCGTCATGATGGTTGTACATTCTTATTTGTACTCTTCCAGATTTTGTAGGATCATCTTTTATATTTCTTACTTCAGCAACATATAATTTACCCATTTTGACCACCACCCTCTTTATAAGAAGCTTTAACAACTCTAAGAATCATTGTGTATCTTGGAGATTGACAAATAGGCAAAACTTTATGTCTGATACTAACTACCAAAGCTTTACCGTTCATTTGTTTTTCACCCATAGAATCTGCTGATGGATCAGATTTACCTGGGATATTTAATTCAATCATACTACCGAGTTTAATATTTGGGTTTCCTGGTATTTCTAATTCAGCAGCATTTTGAGCTATATGAGAATAAAACGCTGTTCTTTTTTTACGAGCGTCTGAAATTTCAGTTTTTTGATTTTTGTTATTTACTGGATCATTAATCGTTCTAACTGGTACTTTTTCTACATCTCTGTTATAGTTACCATATGCTCCTGAAGATGAAGTAGTACCATCAGCTGTACCATAGTCAGGCGGGCGTGGTGGTGGTACATTACTTAATTTACCAGTTGTTAAATTATAAGACTGCTCATTAGTTTTGTCAAATGGTCTAGAAGCTGTAAAAAACGAATCTGAAGCTTTAAACCAAATTATAGAATTCTGTTTATCAGATTCAGAAGCGCCTGCACCCAAAGTACTAGTTTGAGTAAGTTTTACTACTGGTGATTGTTTAAACAATTCTTCGAAAGTGCTCATTACGTATTTCTGTTGACCACCATCATCTGTCATATAAAGTGTGTATAGTGATGACTCGTTTTGAGCTGAAACATGTTCGTTTGATAATTTTTTGAAAGCTTCCATGGGGTGTTCTTCTTGGAACACAAATCTTCTTTGACCCTTTGTAGAATCTTTAACGTCAACCTCTAGATCTGATTTTAAATTTTCTTTAACTATATCTTTAACAATATCACTGGTGTTTTGATTGTAGCTTTTCTTTACATAATTACCTTGTGAGTTTATAAGCTCTGGTCTTACTAATTTAAGCTGATACTGTTTGTTTTTACCAGCACCATAATTAGCTTGGGAACTATCATCTAGGTTTGAATTTTGTAATAATCTAAATTTGAAGTTTTTATCACCACCAAGGAAATCGCTGCCACTGAAAGATATTTGTGCTTCTTCTCTACCGTTCAAATTAACAGAACCTAAAGCATCAATAGCATCTACAACAGTAACTTCGCCAACTGGACCCAAAGGATTTAATATATCTTCATATATGTTCATGTACGACATATACAAGCCTGGATTAGCAGCTGCTAGATCCATACTTCCAATTCTTAAAGTTTGAATGTTTATTTCACCGTAAGACATTATTTTTTCAATAGCCTCTTGAGATCACTAATTGCAATTCCATTGTATCTATTATCTAACACTCGGATAGTTTTGTTATATTCATTTTTAATAGTTTCATAATCAAAATATGTAACAGCTGTCCAATAAGATTGTTCTTCTTCTCTTATATTATTAGCTGTACAAGTAACAGAAGTGAAAATCGTATTTACTGTGCTTTCGTTGCCATAGATATAACTTGTATTACTCGAAGCTAAATCATAAGTTCCAGAAACATGCTGTACATAAACTGTATTATTTGATGTAGATAGAACTTGACCTTTACCAGTAGTATTTGTATTATAAACAATATTTACAATTTCATCTTCTACGAAGTTAGTATTTGAAACTGTGTAAGACATAATTTTATTTGTATTTACTGTCCAATCGATTTTTTTTCTATTATATGATATAACTTTATTACCAGCGCCTAAAATTGGCTCCCAATAATCTTTCATATAAGCAGGTAAAGCATTATAAAACGAACTAGAAATAGGTTCTTCGTTAATCCAGTTATTTCTGTAATTTTTAATTTTCGTTTGAGCTGTATACACATCCCCATATTTTTTTCCAACGAAATCAATAAATTCGGTATCAGACAAATACCATTCATAATATGGGTCTACAATTTTATTAGAAAGATAAATTAACCAACTTTGATATGGATCTTGATAGTAACGATAGCTAAACTGATCTGGTCTTTCGTATACATCTAATTCGTAAGGATAAAACGCAAATGGATTAGATGAAACACTTTCTAAGACAACAACTCTTGCAGTAATGTCAACCATTGTTGTATTACCATATTGAACAGTAGGAAATTTATCGAAATATCTTTGAGCCATTTAATTACCTTAGAGGAAATAATTATCTTTAATGTTGTATTGAATTTCTTGTAAAGCCACACTGAAATTTACAACTGTTGGAGCTCCTGTTCTCTTAAAGAATGAAGGACCACCAGCGCCTGTATAATCAACACTTACTGATCTAATAGCACATGGTTTGAAACGAAATGTGAACTCATCATTTGGATACATTTTAATTATAGCTATACTTGGATAGTTTAATAGAATATTACTTTGCCCACCACCAAGACCACCAGCTCTAGCAGGTAACATATTATATTTAAATTGTGTAATTATGTCTGCTAAAGTTTGAGATTCTTGTTCATTTTTAGGAGCAAATTGCCATTGTAAATTATACTCTTTAAAAGTAGGCGATTTAAATAACATGAATAAATGAGGGTTTACTTGCAATCCACCTGTGCCAGGAACTATACCTCCTAATGCACCAGCAGCTTGTGCTCCAGCACTTAATGCTAAATTAGTAAGACCTCCTAAAAAATTAGCACCTGCTTGTATCACATTTCCAGCAGTTGAAGTTAAACTTGTACTTTCCCATATTACTGTTTGGATATCATTCAATTTTCTTGGAATAGGTAAAGTGACACCACCATTTGGGGTATATGCTGATGTTATAAATGGAGTAGCTAAACTTGGGAAAAACTGAGGTAAATTTGTAAGCGCTACATCATACATCATAAATTGAATATCTGTACAAAACTGTCTACCATCAGAAACCAAATCATTGGGAAATGATCTGTAATCTAAATTACCTTTCGGTTTTGTTGGTAAAAAGGGTGGTATGTAATCTGCTAAACCTGCCATAAAATTGTCCTGTTAACCCCTAAATATTAAGTAGAATATTTATCATTGGACCAAAAAATGGCTACCTACAAAGGTGTTTTTAAACCAAAAAACCCTAAAAAATATCGCGGAGATCCTACTAACATTATTTATCGTTCTGGCTGGGAACTTAAATTGATGCTTTATCTAGATGATCATAAGGATATTGTTAGTTGGGGATCTGAAGAAGTGATTATACCTTATAGATCTCCTATAGATGGCAAGGTCCATAGGTATTTTCCGGATTTTATCGTTACTAAAATAAATAATAAAGGTTTGAAAGAGACAGCTATTATAGAAGTTAAACCGAAAAAACAAACTACACCACCTCAGAAGCAAAAGAAGATAACTAAGCAATATATTACGGAAGTAAAAACTTGGGGTGTGAATGAAGCTAAATGGAAAGCAGCTGGTGAGTTCTGTAAAGATAGAGGTTGGTCTTTTCACATATTTACAGAAAAAGAATTAGGGATTAAATTTTAATGGCTACATTTCTAGATGACATTAAAGACTTAACTGAGAATATTATCTCAGAAAGCTCTCAATGGTATAAAGAAAAGATTAAGGATCTTTACAATAGAAATCAAGATAAACTTTTCAAGAAAACTACTCTTCCTAAAATAGGTGGTATGTATCTTTTTTCTTATGATCCGAAAACAAAAGAAATACTTCCTTTTTACGATATGCATCCATTAGTGATTCCATTAGAATATTATAATGAAGGTTTTTTAGGTCTTAATTTGCATTATTTGCCTCCATTAGCCAGATCGGCGCTTTTAGATCGTCTCATAACTATTTCAAATAATGATAAATATAATGAAAATACAAAATTGAGAGTTTCCTATGGCATTTTAAGTAATGTTGCAAAAAATACGAATTTTAAAGTTTGTGTAAAAAGATATCTTTATGGTCATGTAAGAAGTTCTTTCTACGAAGTTACTCCTAATGATTGGAAAAAGGTTGTTGTTATGCCATTGCAAAGATGGAAAATTAATTCAAACCAAAAATATGCTGGCTCACCACCTTACTAGGATTAAAAATGCCATTTAATATAGATACTTTTCGAAACCAAATAGCAAATAAAGGTTATCTTACCAATAACAAATTTGAAGTTATAGTAACACCACCACCAATGATACTTGGCGGGTTCTTTTCAAATTTGGCTAATTTTAATTTTGGTAATT